TGTCGATGTTGAGGAGAATCTATCGCAGGTAGGGGTTAACCTTACCAACTTAAAGAGGGGTGCCGCGCCTTACGGCGTTGAGCATCCATTTCACCACATATTTTTTTGTGCTGAAAGAAAAATCAATAGGTTGCTTGGTTCCTTTAATTGGGATCGAGCTGAAAGGTTCTTCAACTTTGGCCCTGGTGCCTGTATTGGCATCACACGGTTGCAAAGCGACGCTTACAATAAGTACGGTTGTTTAAAACCGTCTGTAACACCAGGTTGCCTTGACCTCGCTTGTGCTTATTTCGAGCACGTAAAGGTCTTCCGGGATTTATCTCCGGTCGGCCCGTTAGAGGAGCCAGGACGACGTTTCTCTGTCGTTCCTGGTAACAAGGTTGTCACTGTTCCGAAGAACGCGAAGACTGATCGTGTTATTGCCATCGAACCCCAGATGAATATGTTCTTTCAAAAAGGGATTGGTGGTTTGATACGATCACGTCTTAAGCGGGTCGGCGTCGACCTCGACGATCAGCTCCCTAATCAGGAGTTGGCTCGCCTGGGATCTATCGACGGCTCGCTGGCAACAATCGATCTCGCAAGTGCAAGCGACTCTGTGTCGCTAGCATTATGCGAATTGTTGCTGCCCTCTTCCTGGCTTGACGCATGTAAAGCAGTGCGCTCGCCTAGAGGCGTTCTACCTGATGGTAGTTATACTTACTATCGTAAGGTAAGCTCGATGGGAAACGGTTTTACTTTCGAGTTAGAGTCCTTGTTCTTTTGGGCTCTTTCGGAAGCTACGATCGAGTACCTATCGCTTTCGGATAGGCGGTTGGGGGTGTATGGGGACGATTTAGTTGTCCCCGCCTCAGCTGTGTCTCTGTTGTGTGATATTCTCTCCTTTTGTGGTTTTACTACGAATGTGAAGAAGACCCATACAACCGGGCTTTTCAGGGAATCGTGCGGTAAGCACTGGTTTTCTGGAACCGAAGTCACACCCTTCTACATAAAAGATCGTGTAGTTGGTGACGAAAGGCTCGTGTGGTTCGCTAATACCCTAAGGTTATATGCCCACCGTAAGGTAGGTATAGGCTATGGTTGTTGCGACTCACTTAAGCCCCTGTGGGATGATGTTATATCCCGCACGTCTCGATCTGCTCGTTCGTGCAAGGGGCCCCTCTTTTTTGGGGCTTCTTTGAACGATACGTCGATTGGGCTGGACTTCGATGAAGTCTGCCCCCCTCGCGCCAGAAATGGTTGCGAGGGTTACACTTACCGTGCCCTTCACAGGCGGTATGGTAAGCGTCGGTTTTACGATCAGGTGGCTTACACTCACCACATGTTCGTAAAACGCAGGTCGATTCCCCTTTTATCGGGGGAAGGTGTGAGTACTACTGAGTATCCGACTCAGCGGTACAGGGTGACCGTTATAAAAACGGTTACCCCACGGTGGCAAAACGTTGGGCCATGGGTTCGATTCGACGATTCTGTCTGAACCCTAAAGCCAACGTCTTAACTCCGTCCCGGGGCGGTTCCCCGGGTGGTTCC